GTCCCGCCATTTCTATTTACGGTTAATAATAGCGGATTAGGAATTCATAATCCCGAATACGGAGTGTGAATTCCCTAAAGGCGGTGAGCGGGAATGCGGCTCACCTGCGAGCGCTGCGGTACCACCTGGGAACGGTGGGGTCGTGGCCGTCCGCCGAAGGTCTGCGACCGGTGCAAGGCTTCCGCGCCGTCGCCCGTGACTCCGCTGCGCGCTCCGGCGCCCCCCACGGCCCCCCAGGAGCGCCCTGCGGGGCCCCTGGAGCTGGCTGTGCTCGCCGAGCTGTCCGCGGTGGGCCGGGAGGAGACCGTGGACGGCGTCGCGGCGCTGTACGCGGCGGCCGTCCTGGACGAGGGCGGCGCAGGAATGACGGGAACGGCGCGCGCCTCGCTATTGAAGGAAATGCGCGCGTCTGCGGCTTCTGCTATTAAGGGTGCTGCCCCGGCGGCGTCGAAGCTGGACGAGATCCGTCGCCGTCGTGAGCGTCGCAGTAGCTGATCCGGCGTACCGGTGGGTGCCGCCGTGCCACCACGGGCGCGGCGCCGACGCTGTGGATCTCGCCGCGCTGGCTGGGTTGAATCTCGACCCGTGGCAGGTCGGTGCATTAGATGTCATTCTCGGGGAGACCGAGGACGACCTGCCGAGCGCTTTCGAGGCAGCGATCGTCATTCCTCGGCAGAACGGGAAGGGCTCGATCCTCGAAGCCCTGTCGCTCTACTGGCTATTCATCGAGCGGACGCCGCTCATTCTTCATTCGGCCCATGAATTCAAGACCGCGGTGGAGGCTTTCCGTCGGCTGCGGTCCCTGATCCTCGGGTGCTCGGACCTCGCGCCCGAGGTGCTGCGGATTACGACGGCCGCGGGTAATGAGTCCATCGAATTGGTGACCGGCGAGCGGCTGCGTTATGTCGCCCGGTCGAAGGATTCCGGTCGTGGGTTCACGGCCGGGAAGGTGATTCTTGACGAGGCGTATGCGCTGTCCGGCGAGGAGATGGGCGCGCTTCTGCCGACGCTGGCGACGCAGCCGGCCGCGCAGGTGGTCTACACGTCCAGCGCGGGCCGCTCGTCCTCGGCGGTGCTGCGGTCGGTCCGGGACCGGGGTCGCGCGGGCGGGGATCCGTCGCTGGGGTACGCGGAGTGGGGCGGCGTCGGCTCGTGCGCGGACGGCGCGGACTGCCGGCACCGGCTCGACGATCCGCGGTGCGCGCTGAACGACCGCCGGCTGTGGGCCGCGGCCAACCCGCGGGTGGGCCTGGACTTCATCGCCAAGGAGCGCCGGGCCCTGGCCTCGAAGCCGGACGAGTTCGCCCGGGAGCGCCTCGGGTGGTGGGACGAGCCGGGCGGGGAGTCGCCGATCACGGCGACGCTGTGGCAGACCCGCGCGGACCCGTCCAGCAAGCCGCTGCGGCGGCCGGTGGCGCTCGCGTTGGACACGAGCCGGGGCCTGCGGGCTGCGGCTGTGGTGGCGGCCGGGCGGCGTGACGACGGCCGGTTGCACGCGGAGGTGCTGCGGTCTGAGCCCGGGGTGCACTGGTTGCGGGACTTCCTGCGGACCAAGACGCGCGAGCTGGGCTGTGCGGTGCACGTGCTGGGCGGGTCGGCGACGTCGCAGGCGGTCGTCCCGGATCTGGACGGCGTGCGCGTGGTCGAGCTGCCGACGGCCGACTATCCGGCCGCGTGTGTCGCGTTCGCGGCCGACGTGGCCGCGGACCGGTTCCGGCACCTGGGCGACCCGCTGATGACCGACGCCATCGCCGCGGCCGGCACGAAGCGCGTGGGTGACGCCGGCTCGTGGCAGTGGTCACCGCGGCTGTCCTCGGACGACATCTTCCAGCTGGTGGCGATGACGCTCGCGCTCTGGGTGATCCGTGAGCGGCCCGTCGACTACGCGGCGAGCGTCTGGTGAGGGGGTGGCGGTGCTGACTCGGTTCCTGGCTCGTGCTGCGGTCGTGGGTGGCGTCTGCGTGCGGGGCGCCGGTGCCGCGGTGCGCGGGACGTCGGGTGCGGCGGGCGTCGTCCTGGTCGCTTGTGGGGCCGGGCAGTTCTCCGCGCCGCTGCTGCCGATCGTGCTGGGCGTCGGCCTGCTCGTGCTGTCGTGGGAGACGCACCGCTGATGGGCATCTTCACGCGGTCCCGGCTGGAGCAGCGCGGCCCGTGGCCGACGGATCCGGCGGCGTGGGAGCCGTTGCTGCCGCCGCGCATCACGCCGCGGCGCACGGCGGGTGTCCTGGTCAACTACGACACGTCGCAGACGATCGGCGCCGTCTGGGCGGCTACGCACCTGCGGGCCCGGCTGCTGTCGACGCTGGAGCTGAGCAACCTGCGCGGCCGGGACCCGGTGCCGATGCCGCAGGTGCTCGTCGACCCGGAGGGGATGGGCTGGGGACCGGAGGACTGGCTCTACGCCTCGCAGGTGTCCCTGGACCTGCGCGGCAACCACTTCAGCCGGGTGCTCGACCGGGATGCGTTCGGCCGGCCGTCGCAGGTGCAGTTGCTGCACCCGGACCGCGTGACCGTGATCCCCGAGGGCGGCTCGTGGTACTACACCTCGAACGGTAAGCGCGTGGACCGCGCGGACATGCTGCACGAGCGCCTGCGGGTCGCTCCGGGTGCCGTGCAGGGCATGAGCGCCATCACCTACGGGGCGACGGCTCTGGGCGTGAACCTGGCTGCCGAGCAGTTCGGCGCGGACTACTTCGCGGACGGGAACATCCCGCCTGCGGTGCTGGAGGCGGCCGGGGAGATCGACCAGCCGACGGCGAAGGTCATCAAGGACCGGTTCATGGCCGCGGTGCGCGGCAACCGGGAGCCGGTCGTCCTCGGCGAGGGCCTGAAGTTCCGGCAGATCTCGGTCAACCCGAACGAGTCGCAGTTCCTGGAGACGATCCGCGCGGGGATCGACAAGGTGGCGCAGTTCTTCGAGGTGCCCGCCACGATGATCGGTGGCTCGCGCGGCGACAGCCTCACGTACGCGAACCTCGAATCGGACTCGCTGTTCTTCCTCAAGTTCTTCTTCAACCCCTTGCTGACGCTGCGCGAGCGGTGGCTCTCGCGCAACCTCTCCCCGCGCGGTCAGCGGTTCCTGTTCGACCGGAGCCCGTTGCGCGAGGGGCAGCTCCTGGAGCGCGTGAAGGCGGAGGCGCTGGAGATCAGCAACCACACCCGCACGCCGGACGAGATCCGTGCGGCCCGCGGCGACCTGCCGCTCACGGCCGACCAGCTCGACACGCTCCCCGCCTGGGGCGCGACGACACCACCCCCGGAGAAGCCGTGAGCCCTGACCTGTCCAGGCGTGCCGCGCTGGCCGACGACGGCCGCTGGCACTTCCGCAAGGTGTCCGCCGGCCTGGTGCCGCGGGCCTTCCCGGCGCAGTTCGAGGTGCGCGCTGCCGCCGGCAAGCGGTGGCAGGTGCGTGGCCTCGCGTCGTCCGTGGAGAGCCCGTACGAGATGCACGACTCCCTGGGCACGTACTCCGAGGTCATCGACGCCGGGGCGTTCACGCAGACCCTCACGCAGTCTCCGCGCGTGCAGCTGCTGGAGCAGCACGCGGGCCGCAGCATGGCCTACACCCGCGCCGGCACGCTGCAGCTCGCCGCGACGTCGGCGGGTCTGGAGTTCGACGCGGACGTCAACGCGGACCGCACCGACGTGCGGGACATGCTGCTGGCGCTGCAGGACGGCGCCTACGACGAGTGCTCGTTCGCGTTCCGGGTGGTCCGGCAGACCTGGTCGCCGGACTACGACGAGCGGCGCATCACCGAGCTGTCCCTCGACCGCGGGGACGTGTCGGTCGTCAACTTCGGGGCGAACCCGAACACGGCCGCGGTCGCCGAGCAGGTGGACGCGGCCCGTGCGCAGCGCGTCGTCTCGGCTCTGCGGGAGCGGCGCGCGGTCGCGCCGGAGGATGTCGCCCTGGTCGCGATGGCGCTGGGCCACTTCTGCGCCGTGGACCTCATCGTGGACGCCGCGCAGGAGCAGCTGGCCGCGGCCCTCGGCATCACCAACCCGGACGACGACGAGGCCGAGCCGGCGGCCGAGCAGGACGCGGCGCGTGCCGGGATGAGCCTCGACCTGGCGCGGTTCCTGTTGACCACGCACGCCGCCTGACCCACCCACAAGCCACCCGACCGCCGTCCGGCGGCCGGGTCATCGCGCTGCCCAACTGCTCGCCGGGCCCGAGGCCGGGGCGCCAGAACACGGGCGTCACCACCTGCGGTGCACCACCTGCACCGACGCAGCGCAGCCAGGAGAAGGGAACGGACCATGCCCGACATCACGTCGCCCGTCCGTGACGCTCTCGTGCTGCGCCTCAAGGCCGCACTGGACCGTCGCGACGAGCTGAAGGCCAAGGGTGACGCCATCGTCGCCAAGGCCGCGCAGGAGCAGCGCTCGACGCTGACGAGCGCGGAGACCGCCGAGATGGGCCCGATCGTCGAGGAGATCCGCACCCTCGACGGCGGGGAGATCGAGGAGGTGCGCGCCGCGATCGCCGAGGAGGACGAGCGGCTGCGCCGGGACCGGATCGCCGTCGAGGCGCGGACCCTCATCCCGCAGCAGATGGGCCCGCGCGCGGTCGTCCAGCGGGAGGAGCGCACCTACGCGCCGGACAAGGACCGCCGGGGCGCCGAGAACGGCGGCACGTCCTTCGTGCACGACATCTACGCCTACCAGTTCCTCGGCGACATCGGCGCCCGGGAGCGGCTGGAGCGGCACTCCCGCGAGGTCATCACCGAGGGTGAGCTCAACGAGCGCGAGAAGCGTGCGGTGACCTCTTCGGGGTTCGCGGGCCTCGTCGTGCCCCAGTACCTCACGGCCCTCGCCGCATTGGCGGCCCGCAACGGCCGCCCCGTGGCGAACGCCGTCACCCGGCTGGAGCTGCCCGACCAGGGCATGAGTGTCATCATCCCGCGCGGCACCACGGGCGCGAGCGAGGCGTCGCAGGCGACGGAGAACACGTCCGTCAGCTCCACCGACGAGGTGTGGGCGAACCTGACCGTCAACGTGAACACGGTGGCCGGCCAGCAGGACGTCTCCCGCCAGTCCATCGAGCGCGGCATCCCCGGGCTGGACGGCCTCATCTACCGCGACCTCGCGGGCGCGTACGCGGCGGAGGTCGACCGGCAGGTCATCGCCGGTTCTGGTGCGTCCAACCAGGCGCTCGGCATCTTCTCGACCGCGGGCGTCAACCAGGCCACGGCGTTCGGTGCCGCGGCGACGGCGTCCACGTTCTGGCTGAAGCTGGCCGGCGCGGTCAACTCGATCGAGGCGTCCGGCACCGTCGTGGCCCCGGCGAACCTGATCGTCATGCACCCGCGGCGCTTCTCGTGGCTGCTGGGCCAGGTCGACTCGCAGGGCCGCCCGCTCGTCACCCCGGTGCAGAACGGCCTGCAGGTCTTCAACGGCATGGGCGCCGACATGAACCCGGGCGCCTACTCGGGCAACCCGCAGGCCGCCTCGAACGCCGTGGACTTCCAGGGCTTCACGGTCAAGGGCTACCTCCAGGGCCTCCCCGTCGTCACGGACGCGAACGTGCAGACGGCGGTCGGCACGGGCCCCGAGGACATCGTGTACGTGATGAACACGGCGCACGCGCTGCTGTGGGAGAACGGCAACGGGATGCCGACGCAGCTGCGGTTCGAGCAGACCCTCGGCAACCAGCTGACGGTGAAGCTCGTGGCCTACAACTACATCGCGTTCACCGCGGGCCGGTACCCGACGGCGTTCTCCATCATCGGCGGCAACGCGGCTGCTGGCTTCGGCCTCGTCGCGCCGACGTTCTGATGGGCGCGCCGCACATCCCGGACGAGGTCCGGACGACGTACACCGGCCTCGTCGAGGCGGGCCGGTTCACGTGGGAAGGCTTGCGGGAGTACGCCTCCCAGCAGGAGGAGCTGGCGCGCGGCGCCCGCTCGATGGGCACGCACGAGTCCGGCGGCTGGCTGCCGGTCATCGCGCTGTGCGACGAGCACGTGCAGGCCGAGCCGGACAAGGCGGCGCGCACCAAGAGCCGCGGCACGGAGCGTGCCGTCGACCCGGGCGCGACCGAGAAGAGGGGTGGCTGATGGCCCGCTACGGGGCGCGCATCCAGTCGCAGGCCGCGCAGCTGGCCGGCGTCAACAGCGGCACGACCGTCAACGGGTACATGGGCTACTGGGGGGCCGCAGCGTCCTGCGGCTACCGGCTGCGGCGCATCAAGATCGGCGTCATCACGACCAGTGCGGGTGTGCCGACGAGCCAGCAGATCAGCGTGGGCGTCTACCGGCAGACGGTGGCACCGTCGGGTACCGGCATCGCGGCTTCCGTTCCGGGGCAGGCGTTCGAGACGTGGACGCCGACCGACCCCACGGGGGGGTTCTTCGCCATCACGGCGACGACCATCGGCACGACGGGCCCGACGCTGGCGACCAACCCCATCGACGTGATCACCCTCAACACCCAGAGCACCACGGACACCCCGTGGGAGTTCATGGAGGAGATCATCGTTGGGACGGGCACGGCGAACGGCATCGCGTTCGTCAACCTCGGCAACACGCTCCCGTCGCTGCACGTCATCAACGTCTCGGCGGAGATCGAGGTCTGACGTGGCCCTTCTCGGGGGAAACCAGTGCATCCAGGAATGGCAGAACGGGGAGGCGGAGCGGACGGCGTTGTTCGCCATCCGTAACGCGACGGCGGGGGACACGGTCGACCTCGGACAGTGGTTCCTCAACCTGAAGCGCGCCGTGATGCTCGGAACGACCGTGGCCGGCGCTGCGGCGGCCACCGTGTCGGGCACCGTCGCGACGCTGCCCGCGGGCCTGGCGGCCGACGCCGGGTACCTGCTGGCCTTCGGCTCTGCGCTGTAGCGGAAGGCGGCTCGCCAGGTGACCACGCTCTACCTGGCGAGCCGCTTCACCGCGTCGAACGGGTCCGCATGGTCGGCGGGGACGACCACCGGCACGTGGACGAACAGCCAGACCGGCACCGGTCAGGCCATCACGATCCAGTCCAACCAGGGGCGCCTGAACCCTGGCAACGGCGGCCAGCAGGCCACCATGCAGTACACGTCGTCGATCGGCCCCAACTGCGCCATGAAGGGCCGGTTCACCTACCAGACGACCGGCGGCAACAACGGCAACGTCGAGTTCTGGCTCCGCGAGAGCAGCGGCACCGCGGCGAACACGGATGGCTACTTCATCCAGATCCCTACGCACTCGGGGATCAACCTGCTCGCGGGCGCCGGTGCGACGTACCCGACGCTGGCGAGCACGGCGTTCACGTTCACCCTGGGCACGCAGTACGAGCTGGAGTTCAGCGCGATCGACACGTCTCCGGGTGTCACCGCGCAGGTCACGGTCCGCATCTGGGCAGTGGGCACCGCGCGGCCGTCCTCGCCGACGCTGCAGGTCAGCAACACCACGAACTACAGGGGCGCGGGCTTCGCGACGCTGCACGTCATCGGTGGCGCGTCGGCCGGTGAGCAGGTCGACTTCGACGACTGGCAGGTCACCGACGGCCCCTTCATCGACTTCGACTTCCCCCGGACCGGGACGCCGCGCCCGCGGCGCACGCTGCCGCCGCTGCCCCGCCAGCGGCGCACGACCGGGCCGGTGCCCGCCGTCGTGCGGCCCCCGGTACCGCTGGCGCCGTCGCGGCCGGACTGGCGCACCGTGGTCCGCTCCCAGCGCCGGACGTCGGCGCCGGTGCCTCCGCAGCAGACCCCGCCGCCCACTCGGGTCCCGGACGCGCTCCGTGCCCGCTGGCGACCCCCGCCGTGGGCCCGCCGTCGCGGTACCGGCGCCCCGCCCGCACAGGCCGCCCCGCCGTCCGTGACAGCCCTGGAGCCGTCCCGCTGGCGGTGGCGCCGTCGCGGCTCGACCACGGGCCCGGTGCCCCCGCAGCAGAACCCGCCGCGCGTCCCGGACGCCGTGCGCCCACCGTGGCGTCCACGCGTCCGGCGCCGCGGCGCGGCGTCGACACCAGTGCCGCCGCAGGCCGCTCTCCCGGCGCCGGTGCTGGCCCCCGTGCAGACCCTGCGGGACTGGCGCTGGCGCGTCGTCCGCCGCGGCACGACAGCGTCCCCGGTGCCGCCCCAGGCCGCTCCGGCGCCCCCGGCGTGGCCGCCGTCGTCCACGCTGCGGCGCCCAAGGTGGGTCGCCCGCCGTCGCAGCACGACCAGCGCGCCCATCCCACCGCAGCAGACCCCACCCGCGGCACCTGCGCGGCTCGCGCGGCCCGTACAGCGCCTGATGCTCGCCGTTCGCGGCCGGGCCCGGACACCCGTCCCGCCGCAGCCCGAGGTGCCACCCCGTCCAGCGGTCGTGCACCACCCGCTGCAGGTCACCGCGCGCACCCGGCGCAGCGTCGCACCACCGCTCCCGCAGGTCGCCCCACCCGCTGCACCCGCCGTCCAGGAGCACACGCCGCCGCGACGCCTAATCGGCCGGGCCCGCGCCCGGATCGGCCTGGGCCGGTGGGTGGGTGGCGCTCGGATCCCGGTCGGCGGCACGTCCTCGACGAGCGGCCCCAGCAGCACGGGCGCCGCGTCCGGGGCTGCGTTCCGGGCGGCCACGAGCGGCGCCGGCGGCACCGGTGCAGCCGGCGGCGCGGGATCGACCTCGACGACCAGCGGCCCGGCCGGTACCGCCGGCGCCGGATAGGAGGCAGGTGCGATGCCCCGCTACGTGGGCGACACGTGGACCATCACGGCGAACCTGGTCGACGCGAGCGGCCAGCCGGCCGACGCAACCTCGGTCAGCGTCACGATCCGGCTCCCGGACGGGACGTCCGTCGGCCCGTTCACCATGACCCACGGCGTCACCGGGCAGTACACCTACGCCTACCTCGCGGTGCAGGCGGGCATGCACTCGGCCACCTTCGCGGCGGTGGGTGCGATCTCGCCCGTGGGCGTCGTCGACTTCTACGCCTACCCGGCCGCGCCCGGGATCGTCACCCTCGCCGAGACCAAGACCGAGCTGCGCATCGCGCCGACCGTCACCGCGTACGACGACCAGCTCCGCGGGTGGATCGTCGCCTCGAAGACGCTGCTCGAGCAGCGCACGGGCCCGCTCGTCTCCCGGACCGTCGTGGACCGCTTCTCCGGCGGGAAGCCGTCGGTCACCCTGACGCAGCCGCCCGTCGTGGCGATCGTGAGCGTCACCGAGACGAACTACACGCTCCAGCCGGGCGACTACGCGCTCAACGGCTCCAGCGGGATTCTCACGCGGATGTTCGGGTCGTTCCCGTACCGGTTCTTGGACGGCCGGGACAACATCGTCGTCACCTACACGGCGGGCGTGGCGGGCGTCTGGGGCGAGAACATCCGGCTCGCGAACCTCGAGCTGCTGCGCACGTGGTGGCTCGCCACGCAGCAGCAGTACTCCGGCGGTGGCGCGGCCGAGGATGCGGCCTACGCGAACATGATCTACTACCTGCCGCCGCGGGTCGAGAAGATGCTCGGCACGTCCGATCTGCCGCCCGGGATCGCCTGATGGGCACGGCGATCGGCGCAGTCATCGACTACCTGCTCGCGCAGCTTCAGCCCCTGGTCGTCGCGGTCGTCCCGGACGCGCTCGTCATCGACACGGTCAACCGCGGGTCGCGCTCGGCGAACATGCTCTGGCTCGCCCGCGAGGACATCGACGAGGGCGCGCAGGCGACCCCGCTCGTCGGCCGGCGCACGCACCCGCTCGCCAGCCGCTCGACGATCGACGAGGCGTGGGAGTTGCCCTGCCTCATCGACTGCAGGGCGGACGGCGTCGCGCAGACCCTCAGCCGCACACCAGCCCTGGCCCTGTTCGACGTCGTGGCCCACCTGGTCGCGACCGATCCGACCCTCGGCGGCCTACTCACGCAGGCGAAGTACGCGGACATCCCGTCCGCGGAGCTGCGCCAGCCCGAGGGCACCACGACGGCGCAGAGCCGCTCCCTCGTCCGCTTCACCGTCGGCGTGAAGCGCCGTTACCAGGCATAAGGAGGCAACGTGATCCGCGTCGTGTACGACGAGGGCCCACCTGAGGTGCATCTGCCGGATTCCGGCATCACGGTGCCCCGAGGCGTGCCGACGGAGGTCCCGGACGACGTCGCCGGTCGCGCGCCCGGGAAGTGGCGCCGCGCGAGGCCCGAGGAGATGACCCCGGGCGGCGGATGGACTCCCTCCGGCTGGCCCCTGCGCGACGAGCAGCGGCACGACGAGCAGGGCCCGGTGTGGTCAACGCGCGACCCCGGCAGCGGCTTGCTCGCGCAGGACACGGTGTGGCGCAAGGCATCCGCCGCTGACACCCCGAAGGAGGGCTGATGTCCACCTCCCTCGACCATCGGTGGTCGATGGTCCGCGAGAGCACGTACAACGTCCCGGTCACGACCACGCGGTTCTACCCGATGGTCGATGACACGGACGGCGACTGGGACCCCCGGCCGCGCCAGTCGATGGGCGTCCAGGGTGGCAACGGGCGCCGGGCAGACCTCGGGTCGCGCCGCTACACCACGATCGGCCAGGGCGACCTGAAGTTGAAGGTCGAGCTGGAGTCCAAGGGTGCGGGCGTGCTGCTCGACTGGGCCCTCGGCGTCAGCACCGTCACGGCCGTCACGGGCGGCTCGCAGCAGGTCTACCACGACCAGATCGCGGGGACGGCGTTGCCGAGCGCCACGATCCAGATTGTGAAGGTGCAGAACAACGGCACCGAGTGGGTGGAGACCTACAGCGGTTGCACCGCAACGAAGTTGACGATCGAGCAGCCCGAGGACGACATCGCGACCCTCATGGTCGACGTGGACGCCCGGTCCATCTCGACCGTCGTCGCGGCGGCCACCGCTGCATACCCCACGGCACCGACACTGTTCGACCACTGGCAGGGCGCCGTCGGCCTGGGCGGCGTGCTGACCGCCCCGACCACGACCGCGCTCGCCACGGGCCTCACGGCGTTCGCCGACTTCCGCTCGTGGAAGCTGGAGATCGACCACACGGCGGACATCGGCCGGCGCGTCGTCGGCGCCCGCAACCAGCCGCTCATCGGCAAGCCGGTCCCGAAGTTCACGGGGAAGCTCGAATTCAACGCCAGCACGGTGGCGACGGCGCTGATCGCGGGCACGAAGTTGCCGTTCTACCAGACGTGGACGGTCGCTGAGGCGGGCGCTCCGGGCGGCAACGTTCAGATGCAGGTGGTGCTGCCGCAGCTCTCCCTCACCAAGGGCCTGCCGCAGACGAAGGCTGGCGCGACCACGATCGAGGACATCGAGGCCGACGTCACCAACGACGGCGTGAACCGCGACGTCCTGGTCGTCATCCGCACCGCGGACACGGTCCTGTGACGGTCCGTGTCGACGCCTCCGACATGCGGCGCGTGGCCCGGTCGATCCGGGAGAACGCGAGCCGCGAGCTGAAGGCGCAGGTCGACAAGGCCAGCGACGAGCAGATGGAGAAGCTCAAGGACGCCGTCCGCTCGTCGGCCTCCAGCGAGCTGCCGCACCGCGGCGGCCTGGCCGCGCAGGTCGCGGGCGGGACGCTCAAGGTGGACCGGTCCGGCGAGGGCGCGTCGCTGTCGATGAGCGTCGCCAAGGCCGGTGGGAAGCAGATGGACCTCCGCGCCCTGGACGCCGGCCGCCTCCGGCACCCCGTGTACGGCCGCTGGCGCCGGAACACCCCGACGCAGCGGGTCCGGGCCGGCTGGTGGTCGAAGCCCATCGAGCGCGCGAAGCCCGCGATCTCCCGGGCGATGGGCAACGGCGCCGAGGCCTTCGCCCGCGAGCTGGCGAGGAAGGCGCGATGAAGTACGTGATCTCCGGCCGGGAGTACCCGGTCATCAACCGGCACACGGCGCACGTGCTGCACCTGATGGAGCTGAAGCAGCAGACGCGGCCGTTCACGGACGACGGCCAGGGCTTCGGCATGAAGGCGCTGCAGCTCATCGACGAGAAGGCCGTCGAGCAGGACGCGGACGCCCAGATCATGGCGTTCGCGGTGATGCTGTTCCTCACCCGCCGGGCGGCCGGGGACAAGGTCTCGTTCGAGGAGGCCGCCTCGGTGGGCATGGCCGACGTCGAGGTCATCCGCGAGCCGGGCGACGAGCCGGAGCCGGAGCCCCAGGGCCCTACGGCGCCCGGTGGCCTGGAGACACCCGAGGCACCGGGCGACCCCGCAGCGGAAGCGGTCGACGTCGCGGCGACGAATACCCCTTCGACGACGTAGGCGAATCCATCCGGAAGTGGATGGCGGTCGTTTCCGAGAAGTGGCCGTTCATCACCCCGTGGTCCATTGACACCCTTGAAGCGCAGTGGTGGGCGTATTACGTCCGCGCGGCTGAGCGGTATCTCCAGCAGCAGAAGGAGGTAAACCGTGGCAGATGAGATCGTCCTCCGGTTCAGGCTGACGGCCGAGGACGCGGACGCGCTCCGGGGCCTGAACCGCGTGAGCGACCAGGCGGACCACACGTCCAGCAAGCTGGGCGGCATCGGCAAGGCGGGCGTGGCCGTCGGGACGATGATCGGCGGAATGGCGACGATGGGCGTCTCCGCCCTCGCCGGTTTCGCCTCCTCGGCGATCTCGACTGGCCTGTCGACGGCGTCCGCGATGCAGCAGGCGAACATCGGCTTCTCGACGCTCCTCGGGAGCACGCAGAAGGCCAAGGAATTCGTGGGCGACCTGTCGAAGTTCGCCGCGGCGACGCCGTTCGAGTTCCCGGGCCTGGTCGACAGCTCCCGGACGCTCCTCGGCGTCGGTGTGGCCGCCAAGGACGTCGTGCCGA